CGTGGTCGATAAAGCCGCTGATGGCGCGCACGAAGTCCGGGGTGGCCGTGTCGGGGATATTGGGAATGTTCACCGACTTGGGGCGACGGGTTTCCAGGTCAATGTCCACATAGGCCTGAGAGCCGCGCTGGGTGACTGCAAGTCCCTTACCAGTCAGCAGCGGAATGAGCTTCGTGATGACCTCACGCAGCTTGACGATTTCCGTATTCATTGAGTTTTCTCCAGAGCGAAGTAAGCGTTAACTTACTTATAGCGCGACTAGCTTTGGGAAGCGGCTGGTGTGATCAGGATTGCTTCATCGCTCGCGCCGATGATGACGGTGACTTCTAGACCGCTTTCGTCCAGCCCGCGCACAACGGTCAAACTGGACGTCTGCACAGTCTCGGTGTCGTGCAGCTCGCTCATCCTTTCATAGGCCTCCTCGGCGGTAACCTGAACGAAAGCAGAGCAGATATTTACGATAGACATTTGGATCCTGGGGTTCTGGAAAGTAAGCGTTTACTTACGGACGCTTACTTGTGAAAAGGTCGCATCACTGCGACCTTCAATGATGTATTTAAGGGAAGGTGAAACTTACTCCGCGAGGTCCTTGAACGCGCGGGTAAGGGTATTCTTCATGCGGTCGTTGAGCGGCTGGTCCACGTCGCCGTTCAACTGTCGGATGAATTTGAGGATGGCGAGTTCGTTCTCGCTCACCGAGTTTGCGAGCAGATCGGCGACAACGCCTTTCTGATCATCGCTCACATACTGCAAGATAGCCATCTTGAGCAGCATGAAGGCGTCGACTTCAAGCGCCGCAGCCAAATCTGCAACGCGGTCCAGGGAGAGCTTCGCGCTACCGTTTTTCAGGTGCGTGATCATGTTCTGATTAGCGTAACCGGCGCGGTCCGCTATATCCTTCTGGTTCTTGCGATCCTGAAGCTCATGTAACCTCTTACTTATAAAAGAGGCCATTGCTTCGTTGTTGGCCGCTGCCATGTATCGTAATCTCCCATTATTAAGTCTCTTACGCGCTGCACTCTGCGCTTTGCTATGTGCTACATATAGACGCTTGCTTTCAGGGACAGTAGCAGCATCGGTAGGGTTCTTAACTAAGCACGTACTTACGGAGTCGTCTATAGGGGTTTTAGAAGATTCGTCAACAGGGCGCGTCAGCACAAATTTCAGTTCCATAATCTATCTTATGCGAATCTGACAAACGTAACTGATTGCCACACAAGGATTTTGCGTGGTTCCATAATATGCCGGCCGGTTATGGGAACAGGATGAGGGGTATAATGCCTCACCGATTAAGCAAACGTTACCTTGGTAAACCGCGACTCGGACGATAGCGAGTCAACCCGGCCGGCCGGCGTTTTCACCGTCATTCACCATCTTTGCAAATCACTATGAATCGGCGATTCCTAGGGAGTGATCTCGATTCTGCGAGTGATGACCATGACTGAAGCCGAAAAAGCCCGCCGTCAACGCGCCTCGGAAAACTATCGCCGGCGCCGCGCCACACAAGCTCAAGCCCAGGTGCAAATCTGGCTCGATACGGAGCTGCGCGAAAAGATGGATGAGGCGGTGAAGCTCAAGGGTTATCGCAACCGGTCCGAGTTCATCAGTGAACTGCTCAACAAGCAATTGGAGAGCGCTGCGATGTAACAGGGCAAAAGCTAAAGGCCCAGAGCCGGCAAGCTCTGAGCCTTCGAATTAGCGCATGGGTCGAAAAACAAACCTCGCTCAGCACGAGTGTTTTCCCACCCAGCCACTGATTTGTCAACAGGTCGATTCGGCCTGACGGCGGAGCTTTGCCCAAATTTTGGGGTTGGAAATGCAAACGCAATCTACGGGTTGGCGGGTGCCGAGGGCGGCTGTCTCGCATCTAGAGCTGCGCAAGGCCGAGAAGTCCTCGCTATTCGAGGCACAGCGCCTGGCTATCAAGGTTTTGGGGCTCAAATCGGCTGCTCGGTTCATTCTGGAGCAGCTGGTCGGCTTCTATGGCGGTGAGCCGATCGGCGGCCGGATGCTCGTGTGGCCGTCCAATGAGCTGCTAGAGGATCGCACTGGTCTTTCCGAGCGCACGATCCGCTACGCGCTCAAGGAGCTGCTCGACCAGGGCGTGATCGGGTCCAAGGACAGCGCCAACGGCAAGCGCTATGCGCGCAAGTCGCACGCCGGCCAGATCATCGATGCCTTCGGGCTCGACCTCTCCCCTCTCCTGCACCGGATGGATGAGTGGCGACAGCGCCATAGAGCGCTGGTTGATTTTCAGCGCGAGCAGAAGGCCAAGCGCGAGGAGATCACCATTTTGCGCAGGTCGTGCCAGGAATGGCTCGTCAGGACTCCTAGCGAGGCGCTGGAGGCCGAATACGATCGTCTGGTGCGCTCGATACCGCGGCGCTCGTCATCCCAGCCGGTGAGTCCCGTTCTCGAGGCCTGGCGCCTGTTTAAAGCGGAAGTTGAAGCCCACTATAATGCCGCCAATGCCGGCAATGATTGCCGCCACAAAGACTCAAACAACGATACCCCTGACCAGTCTTGTTCCAAAGGCCGGGAAGATGAAGGGGTTCAGGCTGAAACGGAGCCAGAGCTGCAATTTCAGGACTTGCTGAGGGCTTGTCCTGATGCGCTTGCCTTTGTGGCGCCGGTGCGAACGCCGAACGAAATGATAGAAGCGGCGTCGAGATATCGCGGTCTGATTGGTGTGTCGGCCGACGCCTGGGGCACAGCCTGCTTTGAGATCGGCACCCTGGCGGCGGCCGTGACGTTCATGCTGGTCTTGCAGCGCAAAACCAAACCAGTGAAGGGCGCGACCCCGATTCAAAATGCGGGCGGATATTTCCGATTCATGACGAGAGCGGTCAAGGATGGGTCTGTGGACCTCGCGGCCGAGATCCACAAGTTTAAAGCGAGGCGCTAGATGACCTCGATGCCGGCTGTCTTGAGATCCTTGAGCAGCTCCGTCTTGGCACCGGGATATTCGACCGTCTCGAAGATATGCTCGCCGTCGTCGCTGTGCTGTACGGTCGCATACCAGCCGCCGTCGTCGCCAATGTCGACCGATGCCCAAACGTCGCTGGCGTCAGCGTTGCGCTCGTCGAGGGCTTCGATCATTTCCGTGAAGTTGGCCGGCTGCGGGTCGCCAAACTTATTACGCTGCATCAGCGCACCGTCCGGCGGCGCGCCGTTATCTCGCGCTTCCTCGGGAACAGGACATTGATCATGATATAGGCGCCGACCACGAGGGCGATCACGGCTACCTGCTGGATATAATAGGCGATCTGCCAGTTCATTCTGCTGCCTCCAGGATCGAGACGTCGTTCTTGTCGTCGCGGAACTTGATGAAGCGCGGATGCCGGAGCGAGCCGTCTTCGGTGACCTCGTTGTATTTGACCTCGACCAGTCGGCCGAGCAGCTTGAGTTCGGCATTGGGCATTTCAGCCTGCTGATCAAGCGTGACGGTCTGGCCCTTGAAGCCGGGTTCGAGCGGGAGATGGAGCTCGGTCGCGTCGTGCAACCAGAGCTCGTGAATCTCGGCGCGCATTTCGTCCTTCATGCCGGAGATGCGCACTTCGACGCCCGCACGATCAACGATGATGCCACCTGTGCCCTTTTCCCACTTGCCGTCGCGATCGCCATTAAAGAAGCCGATGATCGGCAGGTCTTCGGTGTCTTCGGGCTTCATCTTGAGCCAGTCGACCGACTTGCGCTTGGCGTAGAAGCCCTGCGGGTTCTTGACCATTGCACCTTCATAGCCGGCGTCGAGGAAGTCGGCGTAATACTGGTTCAGCTCCTCCTCGTTGCGGACAAGATAGCGCGGCGTCAGGAGAACGACCTCGCTTGCCAGCCCCTTGACGAATTTCTCGGTCAGACGTCGGCGGTCCGTGTAGGTCCGCGGCACTGCGTCCTCGTGTTCAAACTCGGCGCGGCTGAGCAGGTCATAGACATGCAGCTGGGCCGGCGCGTCTTCGGAGCTGCGGCGCAGGGCACCGGAAGCCTTGTTGAACGAGCCTTCTGCCTCGGCGACCATAGCTTCGCCGTCGATGATGAAGTTGAAGTCCTTGCGCTCACGACCGCCGACCAGAGCGAGAAGATCGGCATCGTCAATTGTGGTCGCAAAGTCGCACACGGCGTCCATGATCGGCTCGACCAGGTGCTCAAGGGAATCGACCCGGTGACCTGTGCGCGTAAAGAAGCCCCCTACCCCATTCTCGACCATGAAAGTCGAACGATGGCCGTCGAGTTTTGGCTCGATCGCCTGCGGCCAGGACTTCACGCGCTTTGGCGCGTAGCTGTCGGCGCGCATCACGCGCATCACCTTGAACAGATGGGGCGCAACCTTCTGAATCGAGCTGGCGCCAGCACCCATCCGCAGATCGCGGTTGAGGATCATATAGAGCAGCTCGCCGGATTCGGGTTCGAGCTCCATCATGATCTTGCCGACTTCGGCTTCGGCGGCGTGACCGGTCAGCTCGCGGCGCGACAGGCGCTCAAGCAGCGATTCAACGAGGGTCGGCCGCAGCGTCACGTTGAACGGCGACTGGTGTTCGGTGCGACCTGGTTTGATGCCGAATGTGATCAGGGGATCGTAGGTCCATTTGAGGACAAACTCGCCCAGCTCGGAGCTGGCAAGGATACCCAGCAGGTGCATTTTCTCTGCACGGCCGGATTCCTCGCGGATCTCCTTGATCAGTTGCATGACGTCTTTGACGGACATTGGCCTTCCTTATGCGTTGATCGCTGCGGACATATCGCCAGTTGCGGCAGCGTGATTGGTTGACGGGATTGGCGCCGGCTCTTCGTTGCGCGTGACGTTTTCGAGCGGCCTGATGGGCGTGAACTGCGGGCGCGGCTTTGCCTGGAGCGTCTCGCGGGAAGCCTTCGGCTGCACGTAGGGCTGCAAAGCCACCTTCGGCGCCGTCTTGAGCTGGTCACGGATGCGATCGTTGGCGGTCGCAATCAGCTCCTGCTCGACGGCCGGCACTGCGTACATATTCAGGTGAATGTCCTGGACCTTGACCGGCAGGATGGATTCGAGCACTTCGGCGCGCAGCTTGCCGTGCTTGGGTTCGTCCGGAGAGACGTAGTGCGGATAGAGCGCTTTGCGCCCATAGATGCTCTCGCGATATTCGAGCGCAGCGGGACACTTGCTGGATGCGATGCACGCCTGGCAGCCCTTGCGGACCGCGACCGTCTTGCCGCCGAACATTTCGTTGCGGAGCGTCGTGCAGTGCTCAAAGTGGGTCTTCACATTGAAGATGGGGCACGTAAATGAAAACTTATTTAGCACCTAGAATGCTCCGAATTGTTCATTGTTGTCATAGACTTGCGCCGGACTGGTCAGATAGACACGAGCGTCCCCGGTGACGCGGGCGTAGAACTCGGCAGGAAACGAGTCTTGGAAGTCGTCGATCCTGCTGTAGAAGTCGTCAGCGTTCCTGCTGTGCAGTTGAACCGAGCCGACGTAGCCGTTGCTGTCGTAGGACCGCTTAATGTCGGCGTATGCATCTGCCAGCGAGGCGTGCGGCACGTCGGCGAGCGTGTGCTGGAATAACGAAGCCTTCTCACCATCCTCTATGCACACGAGGATCAGATCGTCGCGGAGCCGAGCCAGTGCGATGGAATTGCGCAGATCGTGGGTGTACAAGTCACATTCATACATGAGCCGAGCTCTCGATTAAGTTCATGCTTACTTATAGCGTTGCGCGAATTGGGATGCGCTCTGGATCGGCAGGGTTAGAAGCTGCCCCAGTCTGCCGGCATAACGCGATCGGACATGTCCTCGAATCTGAGGCGATCGATAGTGTCAGCCAGCTTGTCCAACTGTTTGACCGCGTCCTGGCGCAGGATCAGATTGGCGAATCTGAGGCTCGTCTGCACCCGGGTGCTGGGCATCCGAACCTCTGAGCGATCCGCTTGCACGAACGGCATCAGACTGCCTATCCATCCCTGCCCCTGGTGCCGGCCAAACCGACGATTAAATATCGCCACGGCATCGTCGACCGGGAGCATCAGTAGCTCCGAAAGGTAGCGGCCCTCATCCGAGAACTGCTCAAGCGTAAGAATAGCCTGGTCGTTGAAGATCAGCGCGCCGAGCCACTTGGTCTTCACGCCCTTTCGCATCTCCACCCAGACGCCGTGCCACTCATTGTCCATCATCGAAACGGGTTCCTTAGTCGCAGTTTAATGTCGAGCGAAGGCGTCCAGACCTGCGCGTCGAGATAGGCCTGGCGCACCACATGCGCCGGCACTTCGTTGGGGTCTTTTCCTTTGGGCAGGAGTGCGATCTTGGGGACCAGGCCGATACCAGCCAGGTGCTTTGCCGCGGTGAGAGCAGCTTCGAGCGCAGCAGGCTCGCCGTCCCACATGATCGTCACCTGTTCCAGGCCGGCGTGCTTGAGCTTGATGAAGCGGCCCAGCTGGTCATTGCCGCCGGTGTCGCCCATCGACAGATGCTTGCCGAATGAGCCGATGGCGACGACCTGGCGCAGATTGGGGTCCTGGTCGAACGCAATCTTGATGGCTGCAACGTCGAAGGCGCCTTCGCCGAGCACGACATGCTTGGCGTTGAGGACGTTGTGGGCGTTGTAGAGGTATCGGCCAGTGCCAGGCAGAGCGATCGGGAAGAGATACTTCCGCTCGCTGGTGCCGGTCACGTCGCGCCCCTGGAACGTCTTGAGCGAGCCGTCGAGGTCGAACACCGGAATGATCACGCGACTGTCGAAGGTCTGATACTTCGTCTCGCCTTCCTGCTCGTAAATCCACCAACCATGCTGGCAGTAGCGCAGATGGAAATAGGCAGCGATTTCGCCGGTGAAACCGCGATCCTCGAGATATTGCAGGTTCTGCCCTTCTGGCGTGGGCAGCGGGATCGAGACAGGGAGTTTGACTTCACCGGGATCGACGGCCGCTTCATAGACGCGCTTGGGACGCCAGCCCTGCTCTTCCAGAGCCTCGATCAGGATTTTCTTGGTCGCGCTCCAGTCGGTGTCGAACAGGTGCTTGGCGAAGCTGACCTTGTTGAAGGGCGTGTTGCACTTGAAGCAGTTACCCCGGCCCGTTTCCAGGCCGAAGTAGGTGCGCCAGCGACTGTCACCACAGGCCGGACACTCCTTGATGTTGAGCTGCATACCCGACGAGCCGCGAGTGACCTTGAAGGCAACGGATTCGCGGTCGAGCAGATACTCAATGTCCAGCTCTTCCTGGATTTCTTCAAAGTCGACCTGGCTCATTCCACAATCTCGCCGGCGGCCGTGATCTGCACATCAACCTCGTTGCTGAAATCGCCCATGGTGATGAACTCCATGGGCTGCGCGATTGCGTTTTCGACGTCGACCGCGATGCACTCGGCATCGTCCTTGCAGCCGTCGTAATATTCGCGCTTGAGCGGGTATTCGACCGTAACGGTGATGGTCATGCGGATCTTGGTCATGGTCACTCCTTGCCCAGCACTGCGGTCAGGAACTGCATTTTCTCGCGGTTCTGTTTGATGCGCAGCGTGAAGCCATCTTCTGTGTTTCGGGACAGAGCCCAGTAGAGCCTTGCCTCGCCGTCTTTCTTTTCTTCGTCGGTCGCATTGAGGCCGATCAGAATGTCGACGGTACGGGCCTTATTCCAGTCGTCGCCGACGTCGGTTGCCTTGGCAGTGACCGCTTTGGCGCCGTCGCGGTTGGTCTGAGTCGCGGTCAGCATCGCCAGGTCGAACTCGAAGGCGATTGCGCGCAGGTCGATATAGATGGTGCGCAGGTTCTCGATCTGGTTATCGGACCGGTACTCGGCAGCCATAATGTCGGCATAGTCGACCGCGCACAGATCGAGGATGATGCCCTCCTTGCGCATATCCTCGATCGCGCGATACAGCATCGACGGCTTCATGGTGCCGGATGCGAAGTCCTTCATGATCAGCGCGCCGGCATTGGCCTGGGCGGCCTTAAGACGGCGACCGACCTCGTCAGGGTCCTTGTAAAGCTCGCGCATCGCGGTATCGGCGATAGCAGCGTCGAGACGGTTCGAGATAATCTGCGAGGACACTTCGAGGCTGAAATAGGCCGTGTTGAAGCCCTTCATCGAAGCGTTCTTGGTGAAGTCCCCGAGCGAGAGCGACTTGCCGGACTTGGCAGGCCCCATGATGCAGCTCAGTTCCTTGCGGCCCCATCCGTGATGGTAGAGATACGCATCCAGCGTCGAGTAGCCGGTCGTGATGCCGTTCTTGACGATGCGCCCTGCCAGTTCGTCGTGACGGACGGCCGTTCGGTTGTCGATTTCGCCCCAGAAGTCGTAGAAGCTGCCCTGGTCGTTGATGCCGGCCTTCATGGCTTCTTCCATGATCTTGGCGATCTTGGCGAAGTCACGCTTTTCCAGCAGCGGCAGCGACTTGATCATCGCCTGCTCGAAAGCCTGATGCTTGACGAAATCGTTGACCTTGAGCGCTACATAATCGTGGCCGCCTACATCGGCCGTGAGGCTCTCCTGCAGGAACCGCACAACGTCGGTGCGCTGATCGTCGCGAATGATCTTGCGGTCGATGGCGTCCTTGATCACTGACGGCAGCAGCGTCTTGTCCGGGATGCCGCGATAGGTCTTCTGATAGTCCTGAATCACGCCGACTACGGCCGCAACAGCGTCTTCCGTGAAGTATTCCGGCCTCACCGAGCCCTTTACCTTGTCCGCGAACACGCTGTCGCGAAGGATCAGGGTGCCGATCTTGCGCTGAAATTGGCTGTCGAAATCGAACTTAGCTTCGACGTCAAAGTCGAGAGCATCTGGCTCGGGGTTGTTGATTGCAGCTTCTAGCATAGTGACCTGAGTAAGTGTTTACTTAATGCTCTGCACGAGCAAATTTATAGCGTAAAGTGAACAGGGATTACATTTGGATCAGAAATGTAATCTCTGTTTACATTCGGTTGGCGACCTTCTCCCGCATCTCGTCGCTGAGCCGGGACATGACCTTCTCGTAAGGCAGAGAGCCGTTCTTGATCAGGTCTGCGAGAATGTCGGACTCATGGGGTCGCTCCTTGGCCTGGGCCATGAGGTACTCGTGATAGTCGTCCTGATAGCTGATACCCATGTAGTTCTGAGCCTGGAAGGCTTTGTGCTCGGCAAAGAAGATTCGGGACTTCTTGATCTCTTCCCAGCGTTTGAGCGCCATTTCGACCACGTAGTCGGTGTAGAGCTGCCCGGGCTGCGGAAGCGTATTGCGCTGCCAGTTGCGCAGCCGGGCATCCATCGTGAGCCGGATATATTGCTTGTAGGGAATGCCGATGGCGTCGGCGACCTGGCGAGCGCGCCAGCAGGAGGAGAAATAACGCTTGGCCTTGGAAAGGCCGGCAGCCAGACCCTCTCGGAGCTTTACCTCATCCTGGGGCTGGACGAAATTTGCGCGCTCGCGGTCGAGCATCTGGGCATAGAACTCTCGATACACCGTCTCGTAGTCGCGGACGAACTGCCAAGTCGCCTCAAGGGTGGTCAGCATCCGATAGTCGAACCATTTGGTCTGAAACAGGCCAAGCTCGAAATCCAGGGTGTCTTTTTTGGTGACGTGCTGGAAGGTGAAAATGTCATCAGCCAGTGGGCTCTGACGCGCACTGGCTGATGGGGTAGTCGGTGTATCTAGAGTTTCGTTCAACATACAAACTCATATAGCGAGTTCGCGTCGGGGTTGTTGAGCTCTAGGTTAGTTTTCGTAAGCCTCGACAATATCCTGGATGATGCCGTGGCGAACGATGTCGTCGACGGTGAAGGTGACATGCTCGATGCGGGGAATCTTCGCCAGGCGGGGCAACGCATCGGCCAGTCCCGACGTGACGTGTGCCGGAAGGTCGCACTGCTTGATGTCCCCATTGATGATGAACTTAGAGCCCTCACCGATACGGGTCAGGAGCAGCTTCATCTGGGTCTTGGTCGCGTTCTGCATTTCATCGGCGATCAACCAGGTGTGCTTGACCGTGGCGCCGCGCAGGAACTCAAGAGGTCGTGCCTCGATGACGCCTTTGCGGATCAGGTAATCGAAGTGCGTGGAGCCCAGACGCTCAACCAGAGCATCGCGAACCGGACGGAAATAGGGTTCGTACTTGTCATCCAGCTCGCCAGGAAGGAAGCCGAGACCCTCGCCTGCCTCAACAGCAGGACGGGTGACGACGATCTTCTCAATCAAACCTTCGCGGAGCAGGTCAGCGGCGCGCGCAGCTGCCAGCCAGGTCTTCCCGGTGCCGGCCGGACCAGTGCCGAAGATAATGTCGGCAGAGTGCATAGCGGCGTCGTAGGCGCGCTGTGCAGCATTCAAAGGCTTGACGGGAGCGAGGTTTGGTTTGATGGCCGGTGTCGCGTCAACCGGAGCATCGATCTGTTCGCGACGAGCGGCTCGGGCCGCATTCCGCTGCTCTCGCTTTTCAAGGCGGCTGGCGGCGCGGGCGGATCTCTTAGTCATAAGCGAGGGTCCTAAAAATAGAAGTCGCTAGTCATCCTACAGACAAAACACCCTGATGTAAGTAAGAATTTACTTAGCATCAGGGTGTTTTTGCACTTGCCTTATTCTATAGGACTTAGCCTAGAACCCTGCATCACGACGATAGTCCTCGAGCTCGGTAGTGCCATTCATGAGGATCTCGATGATCTCATTCTGCGAGGTGGCATTCTCAAACTGGATCTGGACGCGAGCTCGAAGTCCGTTCGCAAAAGCTGCGAAGGCGAGCCAGCGGTCGGAGTGCCCCTTGACGATCGTGGCCTTCTCGATGAGCTGATCAAGCCGCTCTTCATCGGTCGCCTCTCCAAACTGAGCCGCACAAACGGCCGTCAAGAACGGCGCCAGGTTGAAGGCCGGCTCCGGCGCGGCCAGAAGCGCCTCGGCTTCGGCCTTCTGAATCGGCCAGGTCTCGACCTCGCCCTGCGGATAGGCAGTGAGCAACACCGAGCCGGCGGCATTGAGCACCGACAGAAAGCGTTCGTTGGAAGTATGGCGGATATGGGCGAGATGAGGGTCGGTGATGGTCTCGGGGATAGTGTCGGTCATCTGATTTCCTTTAGATCAGTCGGCCCTGGATGGTGCCGTAGTTGTTCAATACGCAGTTCGCTCTGCCGTTTAAGTAGGGACCCGCGAGCCCACCCGTTGCGCCGGCAGTGCCAGAGCCCGCGTTACCAGCAGCACCAGTCGCGCCCGTTTGGCCGTTAGTGCCCCAGGCACCACCGTTGCCGCCCTTGCCGCCTGCGCCCGCATTGGTTCCACCAGCCGCGCCGTTAGCTCCGGTCCCGGCATTGCCGTCGAAGCCCTGGCCGCGCGCGCCTGCGCCGCCTGCGCCGCCTGTGGTGCTGATCGGCGTAATGAGTTGTCGGGAAAGTCTATAAAATTCCCAGCTTCCACTATTCTGGACAAACGCCTGTCGCGTGTAGCGCCATCCTCCAAGATCGAAGGATGAAGGGTTGGTAGAGCCGACCTGGCCCAGGGTGCGCTGGTAGATAGGGGTGGCGCTGCCCCAATAAACCTTGAGGCGGACCGTATTGGCGTTCATGGCCCCACCAGTTAGCCATTCCCAGTGGTAGTTGTATGTGGAGAATGCAGGGTAGGAATATTGGTTGTCGGACCCAGCCCCGCCGTTGCCGCCTCGGCCACCACCGCCGCCACCGGCCCGAAGCGTCCCGTAGTTGTTGACCGTGGCGAGCTCGCCGTTGCGGCCCTTAAAGGTGACGAGGAGAGCGGTTCCGCCAACACCAGAATTGGCAGCTCCGCCGATACCGGAGATCGTGCCATAGTTCTCGATGACGAGCTCACCGGCCCAGCTTCCGGGCTGACCAGAGGCACTATCACTGGTCGCCAGGGCGTGCCCGGTATAATTCGCACCGATCTCAACGCCAGGCGGGATGATGACAACCTTGCGAAGATTTGCATCGCCCCAATCAGCGGCACTGAAAAAGTTCTTGATAATCGGGCTGACGCTACTGGAGAGGGTTACAACCCTCTCAGCGGCATAATATTGCTTCCAAACACCGCCCTGACGAATATAGGCAGCCTGAATTGGCTTCCAGACGCCATTGTGTCGGACGTGAAGCGCCTTGGCTTCTTTCCAAGCACCTGCATGCCTCACATGAACCGGCATCAGCTCACCTGATACCAGACATCGCCATCAACCCCGCCGGAAGGTGCTGCCGTCGAGACCGTCGTGGCTCCATTCTGCAAAGTCTGGGCCTGGGTTTGCTGAACCGTTCCAGCTCGGGGAGCGAACCCAATGGAAACCGGGAGGTCGACGATATTTACCCCGTTATACCCGGCCACAAACTCCGTAATGAACGCTTGCGGGTAAGACCAGACAGTGTTGCTCTCGCCGATATAGACAACCGGCTTGCCGCCATCGATCGTGAAATATACTGGCAGGTTCCGAGCGTTTGGCCCGCCGACAGAGTAAGCGGTCACGTTCCACCACTGGGGACCAGTGGTATAAAGATAACCAGCGATCACCCACTCCTGCGTGGTGCCGGTAGCATAGTTGAAAACCACTACCCGGAACGCCAACATCGCACTTGTCCACTGATCCAGTTGGATGCGCAATGCGCCCGTGGTGGTGGCGTTATTTCCGATGCTGGCTGCGATATTCCTGGCGATAGCTCCACTACCCAACCGATCAGACCTTGGGAGCAGAAGTGACGCATCGACGGCCGTAGCCCCAGCGGCGATGCCGCTCAGCTTCGTCTTCTCGGCGTCAGTGAAAGCATTGGTGTTAGAATTGCTCTCATAGGCGGTTTTGATCGCGGAGGCCGTAGGGTTCACCTGCGCGCCGGCAGCGATACCATCGAGCTTGGCTTTATCCGTCGCGGACATGAAGCCGGCCTGGCCGGTCGTCGCCGTGCTGTGAGCGTCGCCGCCGGAGCCGACATGACTCGCAGGCGCCTTTGCATCGAGAGCGTTCTGGGTGGCCGTCGAGATTGGCTTATCAACATCGGCGGTGTTATCGACGTTTGACAAACCGACACTGGCCTTGGTCAGACCGTCAGTAACAGCCAGAATAGCCTTCCGAACACGTTCGGCAGTCCAGTTCCGGGCAACGGTCTCGACACCATTCTGGGCCTCGACTTCACTGACAACAGAGAGGGCCTCTTGGGCGCCGAGAGTCGAGCGCGCGGCCGCCATGTCGTTGTCACCCAGCAGAGTGAGCATGAATGGCGAAACGACAGAGCTGTCCAGCTTCTGACCGATAAGCGCGGTGATATTAGCCGCGAAGTCGGGATCGTCGCCCAAGGCCGCGGCGATCTCCTCGAGAGTGTCCAGCACGCCTGGCGCCGAGCCAACCCAATCGGAAATACCCGCATTGATTGCCAGCCGGACGCGCTCCGCGCTCCACAGGCGATGTTCAGTTCCCACGCCCGCCGTCGCCTCGGCCTCGGTAACGGCAAGCAAAATGGCCTGTGCGCCGATATCAGCCAGAACTTCGGCCGGCGTGCGGTATTCGAGTCCTGTTCCTGCCGGGTTTTGCCGAAGAAAGGCTTCGGGAATCGTATCGACAGGCATCGTCACGGACGCAGCGGCGGCCTCTGCCGCTGCCGCAAAACCTTCGGCGGCCTCGACGGCCGTATCGACTTGACCCTGAACGACCAGGACTTCGTCGCGTGTCGCGAGAGTAACGTCGCGCGCCTCGGTGGCAGCGCCAGCGGCATCGTGGGCGAGATTGTTTGCGGTCTGAGCGGCGGCCGCGGCAGTCTGCGCCTCGGCGCGTGCCGTCTGAGATGCGTCACGAGCCAGTTCGCTCGCCTCTTGGGCAGCGACGGCCCCAGCCTCGGCGGCCTGTGCATCGTTGCGCGCCGCAGTGGCCACATCGCGCGCCGCGAATGTGTCGGCGCGCGCGGTATTCGTGTCGATCAAAACTTGATCAGCAAGAGCCCGCTGGTCAGCCGCCTTCTGCGCATGGTGCTTGGCGGAGAACTTTGAAGGTTCGACTTCAAGGTCGACGTCCTTGTCCGCCCACTCCTTCGCCTTCGCTTCGGCAGCTTCCGCTCCGGCGCGAGCGTCATTTGAGGCCTCAAGATCAGCTCCGACCAAAACTGCCACGTCCTGGGCTTCGTTACGCGCAGTTTCCGAAGCGACTTTCGCAGTCTCTGCGGCGACATTGGCCGCCGCAGCCTGAGTGGCAGCATCCAAAGCTGCATCGCGATAGGTGCCAGCCGTATCAGCAGCATCCTCGGCCTGCTGCATCGAGCTCAGCGTGTCGGTGCGCGCCGATAGCGTCTCGGAATGAAGCTGGACAACTTCAGCCTTAAGGTTGGACGACTCGGTGGCTGCCGCTTCCGCGGCCGTGCGCGCCACCTGCGCCTGCGCCTGCTGATCCGAAGCGAACGCTGCCGCATCGGACGCATCAACAGCCGACCCAGCGGCGGCCGCAGTAGAAGCCTCGACAGCAACCTTATTTGCGCGGACTTCGTCGCGAAGCTCGATAAGTTCCGGCGTGATCTCGCCAGTTTTACCCTGCGGACCCTGTGGACCCTGTGGACCTTGTTTGGTGAGTTCGACAGCAACTTCGTGGCCCTGACGGACCTTTACGACGATGTCCTCGGCGAAGTTGATGACCGCTTCATCGGCCTGACCGGGCACGTTGACGCGAAAATCTTCCCCAAGATTGATGATCAGCTCGTCCATCAGACCCTCGTGATCGAGCGCTTGACCGGGATCTCCAGGTCAAAACCGAGATGCACAGGCTGGGTGAGATCAGTGCGGACGATGTCCATCACGACTTTGCCGGCGCTCCAGTTCGCCGAAATGGCGCCGGGCAGCATGATTTCGAGAGTATTGCCATCGACCCGAGTGATGTTTCCGTCGGTCGTGGTCAGGGTCGCCAGAGCAACATCATCATTGGCGTGTTTGCGGATCTGCGCGGTGAACTGCGCGTCTGCTTCAAAAACATCCAGAGCAGAAGAGTTGACGGTGAACTTTAGGCGCCACTCACAACCCGTCTGGATCGCCCGGCCCTTGAGATACTGCGAATAGGACATGAGGACTCCGTGCGAATAAGGCTTTACCCTATCCAGTGGATTTACATAAATAAGAACTTACTTACTACATACCACGCCAGAATCCATCCTGCAATGTAATTAGGGTCCGCGAGCCGTCCGGGTACTGGATCACATGTGTGGTACACCAACCACTTGGTCCCTTATTGTAGCCATGCTGGAGCTCCATGACGCCAGCAACAAATACGCCGTCCAGAATGGCCGGAGAGTGCTTGTCGCCGATGGTCATGGGTCGACCCAGGCGCGCGAAGCCTGCTGCCGATCCATGCGCGCCGTTCGTGCCGCGGTGACCGTGATGACCCAACTCGATGCCGTCCAGGATGAAGCTATCGACGCCATCGTAGATCCAGTGAATGTCGTCCGGAGCGCCCAGGTCCTTGACCGCCCATTCGAGCAGCGAGAACTTTGGCGTGGGCTTGCCGGCGTCCAGGCAGTGAGCCACTTCCTCGCGCCACTGGTGGTAGGCCAGGTCGAGCTTGAGCCCATAGGTCAGGTTGATGCCGTCCAGACGATAGCGGCCTTCGCGGACATAGCGCTCAAGGGCAACGTCATGGTTCGACTCGACAACGTGAATGGTGCTATCTGGCTCGATAAGCGAGCGCAGCAGTGTCAGGAAGCGGACAGTGCGCTCAACCTCGCCCTTGACGCTCTCTCGCGATCTGACGGCCATTTCATAGTCGTGCGATACGTCTTTCTCGCGGTGATGCGAGCGGCTCTCGTGGTCGTGGACGTCTTCGATGAAAAGATGCTCGGGCCGAAGAACCTCAAGCAGCGAGCCGGCAGCCTTGTCGCCAGTCTTGTAATCGAAGCCGAACGTCGCCATCGAGTTCTTGCGACCGAGCTTTGCAACGTGGGCGTCCGCAAAAGTGATCGCACGCGCCCTGTGGCCGCTCGTAACGACGCCGCCCGCTACCCTGTTGTCCAGATCGTAGAAAGAGCCGTCAGCGGCCGCGGTAATCTGCCGGCAGAACACCCTGCCCTCTTTGTCGAACTGGACGATGACGGCACCCAGGACGTGATGGAAGATCGACTTAATGCCAGCCTTGCGCGGCACGACCTTGGGAATGGTCACGGCACCGGTCGACATGACCTGGTGCGCCTGCTCGCCTGGCATGGTCGAGGGCACCGAAAGCAGCTGGCGCCGCGCGTGCGGATAAACAGCCCAGCGGCCTTCGCCATAGCTGGTCAGATCTGAAACGGGACGCGGCGACGTAGGCAGAGTGTTCATCTCGCCGCCGAACATGAAGTTGTCGCCGATGCGCAGCTGGCCGAAGCACAGACTGTCCTCGATCCGCGGATCATAGGAGCGAGCGGTCGGCGAGTTCTCATCCCACCAATTCGTTTCGTAGGTCCAGGGGCCGACGATGACCTCGCCATAGTGGTGATCGGCATAGGCGACCAGGTTGTCCCAAAAGGCGTCGTGAATGGGCGCATCGTTCTGCGCACCGGTGAAGATAAAGGTCCGCTCGGCAGCGTCAGCGATCGGCGCAACGCGCAGCGTGTCTGTCAGCCATACGCGCGGCGTCTGGGCGACCTCAACATAGTCACCGGCGACCGCATCGTAGCGACGGCTGGTGCGATGCTCGATGACCAGGGCTTCGGGATTGATGACCGGATAGCGCGTGCTGGTGAAAAGCGTGTCCATAGCGGCGCTGATCAGGCCGGCGCGCTTCTTGGCGTGGTCGAGAGGCGAGAGCTTCTCTTCGGCAACCGGAGAGGTCTTGGTCTTGCCGTATGTGCGCCGGATCAGCTCGGGTACGCTGTCGTCAGTCTCTCGACGGGTCCGGAGGATAGCTGCAAAATTGCGAACCGTTTTGGCAGTAATGTCGAGCTTTGCTGCAACGTCTTCCGCGGTAGGATAAGTTTCAAGATCGTTGTAAGCCGCAGCGAAGTTGAGAGCTTTGTCCGAGTTCACAATTGTCCTCGTTTCCTTAGTATAGATATACTAATTAGAGTTTATATATATTAGGAAAGGCGGACTTTTATTCCGCTGTTCCTGCCTGATTGAGGCTCCGGTCAAGGTCTTCGTACAGATTGACGATACCGGTGAGCTGAGCACGGCAATCCACGAGAGACTGACGGTCCCGGATCCAAAACTTTTCGACTTGAGACTGATTGAGCGCCGTATCAGGGATCATCACCGGCAACCGGCACTGGGTCTGACTGGCCGGCAGGTCAGGCAGATCGATCGGAACCCTAGCGGACGTTGTTGATGCGCACGCTGGCAGGAGCACTGATACCGCAAAGCAGAGCATCAGGGTCCGCATCTGCTTGAGCGTCGGCATCGGCAAGCGCTTCTTCGCGGACACGTTTGGCATTTTCGATCTCCTTGACGAGTTGGGAGTAGCGGCGATCAGCAAGACGCATCGCCTCTCGGTTGGCGGCTTCCTGCAGTTCGCGTTCGCGGACGTAGAAATCGGAGGCAACTCGGTGACCGTTCTGGTATCCGTGGAACCAGATGGCGCCCGAGGCGAGTACGACACCCACTGTCGCGCCGATGATCAGGTACTTATTCAACCTCGTCGTCTCCTTGCGTGAGATGGCGCCGCTTCTCGCGGTCGTCCCAGGTTGCGCCGAACACGTAGGAGCCCAGGATCGCCACGACGGCGCCCAGCAGGGTGATCAGTGCGTTCTGATGAATTGCGTTGTCCTGGCCCCAGATGATCAGGTACTGGGCGTTCCCGATCATCCAGGTGAGAATGACGATCATCCAACGACGCCGGCGGGGCCAGTTGTCGAGGTAGAGCGTCTCTTGGACAGTTTTCTTCTTGCGAGGGGCCAATTAAGCCTCGTTGGTTGACACGCGGCCGTCGGAACTGAGAACCGGGAGTTTGAAGCGGTCTGCGTTCGGATAGACGGAAGGCCAGCGGTAAGCCTGGACGCGACTGCGCGCGAAGGGACTGATCTTGACCATGTCGTTCTGGTTGCCGCCGAGCACCATCAGGTTGCCGTGCTGGTCCTGGCCGACGACGAAGCCGACATGACCGCCGCCGTTGCGCGAGAAGGTGACCAGACAGCCATAGGCAGGGGCGTTGAGCTTGACGCCATAGTCGGACCAAGCGAGCGCACGAGCGACCTTGGCAGGGCCGATGATCTTGAAGCCGGACTTCTTGAGTACATAGGCGACGAAGCCGGCGCACCAGGGCGTCTCGTCATCCTTGAACCAGCTCGCACCGATTGCCGACCAGATGCCGACGATCCAGGGGTTGTGCTTGGCGCCTTTGATTTCCTTTTGGCCGATGTGCTTACGAGCTTCGGCGATCCAGGGGAGTTCAACAAACATAAGTAAACCTTTACTTACCAACTTGCGGATAGGAAAAGACCTGAGCGCTCTGCTGGGTCTGCTGCCGGACTTCCAGCTCACGCACGGCAAGCGCCATGTCGTTTACCGAAGCCTCGACCTTGCTCAGTCGCTCGGTCGTGTTGGCATTGAGCTTCTCGATTTGATCAGCTAGCTGGGAGTTCCAGACCTGCTGGTTCTGGCGCAGCTCGGCAATGTCACGCGCCTGGTTGGAGAAATAGGTGACGCCGCCGACCATGGCTGTTCCAAGCGTGACGACGCCCAGGATCATGGTGAGCATCTTCTGATTGAAGTAGATCCCCAATTCCTTGTCGGGCATTCGTACTCTCCGGAAAGTAAGTTCTTACTTACTACACGGTTTTGACGCGCGGGTAAATGCCTAGAAGGACCAGTCTGGTGAAGATGTGAACGCCAGCCCAACAGATTAATGCTCGCACTGGATTTACGCCGAGTGCAAGTAAAGCAAGCTGGAACTGTCGATCAGCGTCAGTTCGCTTTGCGGCATATTCCGGATCGTTCGGCTTCAGGATCGACAACAGATAATCGTGCAGGATCGCGGCGCGTGTGCCTTTGTCTCCCCATGGCGGCATGATCGGCCAGAGGATACGCGGCACGGTGGCGCCGTCAGAAATGAAGCCAGCGGGAACGCGGATCTCGACTCCACTGCCCTCATGTCCGACCTCCCACACGAGATCCTCGCGCAGGAAGGCGTAGCGAGAGTCGGAGAAGCTCACATCGAGCGGACCAGTGAACCTACTCATGAGACCACCTCAATGCCCTTTGCGGCGAGAAGCTCATCCATAGCCGCTTCTGCCTGGGCCATTAGACCGGTTGCCATCTGAGCTTGCACGACCTTATTGGCGAACAGCTCCATATCGCGCGCGTCGCCGATCGTGAACCTATCGGCTTCCGGCAGGGTATAAAGGGCATCTTTGCGCACCGTCTCACCGTGAGCCATCAAGATCACACTGATCTCGAGGCCCACCACGATAGTGTTTGTCGGATCCAGCACCATGTTCTGCGGGCTGGGCGCATTGAAATACTTAAGCTGCAGGGTTGGCATTTGCAGCACCGGAAGCAAGGAGGTCCTCGAGCTTATGAATAAGCTCGTGGTCATCAAGTGTGTCGTAGCGACCGTCGACGACGGTCTCAAATTCGTCGATCATGCGGTGCAAAGGCGTGCTCGTATCGAACACCTTAAAGGCGACCGTAGACTGATTTGCGCCGAGATCGGTCGAGATGGAGATAATCTTGATCACTGGGTAAACTTTCCGATGGTGACGTGAAAGGTGAGGTTGAAGCTGGAAGCGAAATCGAAGACGGATGAGGCCGGATCGGGGTAATTGACCGGCGTGCCCTGACTTGGCGGGTCATAGTAGATTGATACGACGCCGTTACTTTCGCTCCGACCGTTGATCGCCTTGTTGGACGATTTGAACTTGACCTTGACTATGCCGTTTTCGACATAGATGGACATGATCCGGCGCAGCCAGGAGGCTCCGCCTGGCTGAAAAGCGCTTTCCAAGATCATCGAGCCCTGACTCAGGATCTCGCCGGCCGGAAGTGTGCCGACAAACGTCCCATACCAGGGGTCTGTGCCAGCGGCAGTGCGTGAGCCAGACACTTTGACCTGAATGAAGTCTGCATCGATGCCATTAATGATCGAGGCGATATTCTGAACCTGCTCCCATTCGCGAGCTTGGTATGACCTCAGAACGCTGCAGCTCACCTCATTGCGCCAACCCTGCTTGGTGGTGCAAACATTCTTCCATTCGCACACGTTCACGTTGTCGCAGTAATAGCCGTAGACGCCGTTGCGGGTCTCCCAAACGCATACGTTTTGGTAGCCGCAGACATACTGCATCTGGCAGTCCTGATAGTTAAACATGTAGCTCGCGGTGGTGTGTTGGTGCGAGTTGGACGAACCGCTCGTGGGGAAGCTGACAGACAGCGAAACGGTTGCGGTCTGCAGGATGTGCGGCATGGGCTGGCTCGTATCGAGCGTGGTATGACCGACCGCGTCCTTCACCAGGATACGATTAGGCGAGGTGTGAAAACTCAAATCGAGCATCCTTTCGAAGGTGTGCCGGCAAAACTTCCATTATAGACGCCGTCATCAATCACCGTGCCGGCGGGTGTCACGATGCGAAGACCGCCGCCGCGCACATCGGCCACGGGGCCGCGGATCAAGCGAAAATCGGGATTAGCAGCAACCGAGCGAATATAGCGGTAGCTCGTGTTCAGCTTGCCACGCGATGCGATCATCTGGGTCGGGGTGATGAGAAGCGTCTTGTCGCCGGACTGCGCGATCGGACCTGTGAAGACATAGAGCGAGTAGGTCACGTTCAGGGCAGCCAGGCTGTCGTTAAACGTGTGCCAGTGCTCACGCAAAATAGCGCTGGTCTGGGTCATCCGCAGCATGATGTAACGCGATGAGGCTGCGCCGTTGCGTTGCACAGGGGCGGCGCCTGGCATCTGCTCGCCATTTACTACCAGAATGCCGTGCGGCACATAGCCGGCATTCGGGAAGGAGAGCAGCGGCCACTCCTGAGTGCCGTTGAGCGGCCTCTTGTTGTTGACCAGATACTTGTCGCTCTCGGCGCTGGCGGCACGCGCCGGGTGCGAGATCACGCCATTGTAAATGTGAGCAACGCCCACATAGTCGAGCGACGAGTGAAAATAGACCTTGTCCAGATTGGCAAGCGGACTGGTGAAGGCCGCCTCATGGCCGCCCTCATAGATCGCGACGTCGCCACTGACGCCATTGGCGAAGAGCTTCTTAGGCACCGTGATACCTCCGAAACTCGGAGATGTTCGCCCGCCACACTCCGTCCAAACGCTCGATAGTGGACAAACGGTCGTAGAAGTGATGAAGGAACCAGTCATCCTCGAGCATCACGCCGCAGTGGTTCGGCGACTTGGCATCGCCAAACTTGAAGAGCACGGCGTCACCTGGCCGGGGCGTGATCACACGTTCCCAGTCACCGGTTGCCGGGTGGGTGTCGAAGGCGTCGAAGTTGCCGCTCAGCATCAGCTGGCGATCGGCCTGGAAGGTTGGCAGGAGGATGCCCAGCTCGCGCCAGTACCATTCCCGCGCCAGGCCGTAGCAGTCGCTCTGCCCCATCACGTATTGACGGTTCTGGTAGGGCCGGATCGTCTTGTAGCTTTCGGGAAGGTAGAGCGCGTGCCGACCGCTGGGCCATTCGACCACGCAGGTCGGCTCCTCAACTTCCTCGGTCAGCTCAAGGCTTGCGGCCTGGATCACCTTGTAGAAGGGAAAGCCGCGCTTCTCGGTCGCCCAGAAGGCTTTGCCGCGGTACTGGTCGACATACTGAGGCTGGGCCGGGTCCATACCTTGAACCCACGCCTCGCCGATCTGCACGAGCGGCACAATGTCCTGCAATTGTGTGCGGATCATCTTATACCTCGATCGAGATGGTTTTGTTGTCGAGATCGACCACGAACTTGCCGTCGGCCGACTGCATCTTGCCGGCCGTGATCGTGCCCATGTTTGCGGTGATCGCGGACAGCTGGGTCACGCCCAGAACGGTCGCGGTGATCGTGCCGGTCTTGATCGAGGAACCGTCGATGACCGTGCGACCGTATTCGGCAACCAGGTTCGTGCCGCCGCGATAGGCAGCCAGAATGACGTGGTTGTCGTTGATCGCGGTCGCAAAGGTTGCGGTCGAGCTGATCGTGCCGGCGTTCTTGACCCAGTAGAGGTAGAGCGTGCCGGTCGTCCAAGCGGCATTGCCTGCGGCGATCGCAACACTCTTGCCGACGCCATCGTCGTCCACAAAGCTGATCGTGCCGGCAGTCCAGGCCACCCGATTGGTGCTGGGCTTGTTGTGCTCGAACTCGATGCCTTCGAGATGGATGCCACGGTTGCCGATGACCATCGAGTTGGCACGAATGGTATTGGCCGATACCGCGCCGCCGTCGATCTTGGTGTTGTCCCCTGCCCTGCGCCAGTCAGCCAGCGTGGTTTCGCCGGAGATGACGATCTTGCCGGGGTCGATCTGCGTGTTGCCGGCATTGATCACTTCGGCAAGCGAAGCGTGAACCGGCGTCGTGATCGACTTCATCTCGGCGCGGTTCGAATAGTTGCCGGTGCGGTCAACAGCGCGCACGCGCACCTGGTAGGTGCGGTTGGGCGAAACCGTCCATTCCTTCGACGTACTGGCCGACTGGAAGGATACCCAGTTCCCCGAGCCTTCCTTGATCTCGTAGTCGTAGTAGGCAAAGTCCATTTCGGTCGCGGGATCAACGCTCGCGGTCAGGACCATGCGAACGGCGACACCAGCTTCCTCAACCACCCGGGTCGACAGAGCCAGACCTTCCGGCACGGCAGGCGCTTCCAGGTCGAAGGCGTTGAAGGCCGTCGTGGCGTGGAACTCGCCAGAGATCAGCATGTCGGCCATGCTGAACGTGTCGTAGGCGCCGATCTTGAAATAATAGGTCGTGTCCGCCGTGCCCGGAATGTTCAGCGGGTTGGCGTTGCCGACATAATAGGGGTCGGCATTGGTATCGACGGGGCTCGTCACCGAGCGCCACAGCTTGTAGCCGCGATAGTCGGGGTCTTCCGGCTGCGGGAAGCTCATAACGATGGTCGAGCCGGCCACGCCGAAGCTCGGCGCCGGAACAGCAGGCGTCGGATTGTTGAAGGTGCGCGACACGGCCGTCGACTCGCGACCGAAAATGTCGGACACGGTGACCTCGACACGCAGAGAACGCGCAGGGCCGCTCACAGAAGCGCGTACACAGTCGGCCGCGTTCGTTGCTCGATCATACGTGAAACTCTCGCCGGTGACGCGCTGTGTGCGCAGGAGAGTGCTTCCAGCATACACTTTAACAGTGTTGAACGCATAATGCGGGCTAGCGATGTGGGCCGGCACCCCGTCAGTCGAAGTGGGACTGGTCGACGTGGCGAAATTGTTCCGCCAGGTCACGCGCAGATCGGCGTCCGAGAACGTCGTGCCGGTTTCGTCCTTGAGGCCCAGGCCGGTAACGTGCGGCGTGGGGAAGCCGGCCGTGCCAGCAGCCTCATAGGCGATCTCCAGCGGATCGGAGCGCTTGCCGGTCGTGCCGATCGTGGCGATCCGGAACAGGTATTCGCCCTGCTCAATGTCGCGCAGCTCAACCGACGTGCCGTTGGTCGGCCCCAGATTGATGACATTGCCGCTCGGATCGACAGCCGTGACGTCGAACCCGGCCCAGAGGATCGAGTTCATCGGCGGCGACCAGGAAACCGTCAGATTGAGGCGGGTCGTGCCGTTGAGCACGTAGCCGCTTTCGTCGACGCGACCATTCAGAGGCGGCGCAACAACCGTGGTGTCGCGGTGGGTCGGCGGCGCCTCGAAGATGACGCCCTGCTCAACGCGATCATACTTGGTCGGGTCGTGGATGAGCGCCGTGATCTTGAACTGGTTGGGCTCTTCTTCCTCGACCGCAAGCACGCGATACTGAACCGGACGAATGTCGGTGCCAGTGATCGTGAAGACGCCGTTGACCAACGGGTCGGTCGAGAAGCGGCTCGCAAGGGTGACGGTATTGTCTTCGCCGAAAGAAGCGATCTCGCGGGTCTGGACCGAGCCATCCGGAAGCGTTGCCATCAGCGAGTAGGTCGACATAGCGTCGGGCTCGAACTTGCGGTCGAGCTTGACGGTCACGCCAGCAGCGTGCGCGATACGGCCACCTAGCTGGGCACCCTGACGCTTGTTGTTGGCGACAGCGATAATGTCGCCAGGACGAAGCTCAGCGTGGTCCCATGCAGCCTTGTAGGTGATGGTTTCGGTCGCGTTCTGCTCGGTGTCGAGGATCCACTTGCCGTAGCGATGCGCCTGGCCGCGCGTGACGGCGCCGGTCAGGTTGACGGTCTTCTCGCGCCAGCCGTACTTTTGGAGCGCCTTGTTATCGATGACCACTTCGGTGTCAGGACGGTAGAAGTCGTCCTTGTTGTTGAAGCGGACCATCACGACGGTGTGGCGAGCCTTCAGACCGGTGCCCGAATAGCTGAACTCGCCGCCGATGACGTTGGCCGGCGTGACCAGCTTGACCGGGTCCTGCGGCATGTCAGCGGTTGCGAAGACCTGGCCGAGCGACCAGTAAGCCATGCCGCGCCAGATGGTCGAAACCTGCTGCAGGACGAAATAGGCTTCGTCGCGCTTGGTGATCTGGCTGTTGAAGGTGAAGCGCGGCTCCATAATGTCGGAGCCGTCCATGCGCTTGAAGCCAGACGGGATCATCTGGTCGCAATATTGAGCGACGGTGTAGAGCGACCACTTGTCGACGGTGCCGGGATCGATGAGATCGCCCAGGCCGTAGCGGTTGTTGTCGATCAGGTCGTAGAAGACCCAGGCCGGATTGTTGTGCCAGGCGATCTTGAACGTGCCGTCCCAGACGCCGGTGTATTTCCGGGTGATCGGATTGTAGTTGCTCGGAACCTTGGTGCGGATACCGCGCACGCGAGCATAGCGCGCCGGCATGGACGAACCCATGTCCTCGGCGTTGCCGCGAATGGTGAAGGCCGCAGTGTGCGGATAGGTGAACTTGCCCTCGACCAGGAGAATGTAGCTCTCCCAGTGGGTTTCGTTGGTGATGCCGCTATCTTCGTCCGGATCATCCGAAATACGACGAACGCGCAGGTCCCACGGATTGCCGCCGTCAGGCAGCGGAACATAGTGCTGGATCTGGAAAGGCGAGAGCGACTTCTGGTTCTTCTCGTGATGAACCAGCACTTCCTGCCAGGTGCCGCCGGATGGACGCACGTCAATCGCGTAGCTCACATCGGTGCGCTTGAGCGAGCCGTCCTTCTCGTTGCGGTGCACGAGGGCCGGAATGCGCATGATGACGCGCACAGCGGTCGCGTTCTCTTCCACAATGGTGCGCGTGACCGGACCCAGAGCCTTCTTGACCTGGACCTCGACACCAACAGGCGTCTCGACGCCATTGACGGCCTTGAAGTAGCCTTCGTCAGGCAAGCCGAGATGGCGCTCGATGATGACGTTCTTGTAGTTATAGGAGCCGTCGGTGTTCTGAACCGGGGTCTGGTCGAAGTAGATGGCCTTGGAAATGTCGCCGGTCAGGACATTGCCTTCCTGGTCGACAAAGCCTTCGATGACACCTTCAGACAGGATTTCGACGGTACGGACGTGCGCCTTCGTGCGGCGCGTGTTGGCGTCAGACTCTCCGCCACCCTTCTTGCCGCCGCCTCCGCCGCTACCGCCGCCCGAGCCGCGGATACCCTTATTGATTGCGTCGAAGTCGATCATTTGCCGCCCTTGCCGCCGCCGCTGGGGTCGTCGACCGAGATGTTTTCAATGGTGATGCCTGCCGAGATCGGGACGGTGCCGGCGATGACCTCGCCGTAGATGAGCGGCACTGCGCTGCCCTGGCCGCCGATGTTCTGCGGACCCGTCATCAGAAAACTGTTTTCGTTCTTGTCCTTGCCGTCTTCTTCCGGCGCCATCAGCTGGGAGACACCGGCGAGCGCGACAGCGGCACCGATCATTGCCAGGTTGCCCCAGCTCACGCCGGACAGCAGACCGGTCGACATGATCGGCGTCATCAGTGCGCCACCCGAGAACGCGAAAGCCGCGCCCACGAGAGCAACGCCGAGAATGACTTTGAGCAGGCCCGAACTGTTGCCTTCCTTAGAACCAGCGACGGCCGGCATGATGTGCAGATCGGCCTTGCCGAGCTTGAACTCGGTCAGCTCTTCTTCACCCAGCGAGAGGCCGGACTTCACGTCGCCGCGGATGATGTGCCAGGCGCCGTCACGCAGCGGACCGGCGATCGTGGGGAAGTTGGCAATGAGCGCACGCACAGCTTCGCCGGCCGTGCGAACGTCCAGCGTATGAACGGTGCCGAAATCCTTGCCGAGCTGACCGTGAAGGTGGATGGTGCGCATCAGGCGTTACCCTCGTAGCGCAGCCACATTTCAGCAGCTCGACCCCAGATGCCGGCCGGCTCACGGCGCGACATGCGCATGGGCAGGTGATGGATGATCTGGTCGCCGCCGATCAGCACACCGGCATGGTTGCAGATGCTGGATCGGATCTTGATGAGGAAGGCGTCACCCGGACGCGCTTCTTCCATCGGAATTTCGCGGAAGCCCTGCTTGGCGTAGTGATCGACATAGAAGTTGTCGCCCAGCGTCCACCAATTGTCGTCGCGCGGCAGGTCGTAGAGATCGATGGGCTCGTAAGGCCACTCGATCCCCTGCTCTGCCAGCTTGTCCTTGCCCAGGCGGAAGGTGTCGCGCACCAGCGAGTAGCAGTCAGCCACGCCATGCACGAAGGGACGGCCCAGGATCGGCAGCAGCGGTACTTCGGTGCCCCAGATGACCGGAGTGTCAGCAATGCGCTCGGCATCGAGCACGATGATTGCCCACGGCACGGCAGAGCGCGCCTGGCCTTCCATATCAGCCTTGGACGGGAAATAGGGGCCACCCGGATGCGAGTGGACGATCATCTCGATATTGGAGCTGAGGTAGCGCTGCATTTCCTGCGGCGCGATGAAGAAATCCTTGGTCGGGTCTTCGGCTGCGTTGGTGCAGGGCACATATTCGCCGTCGATGATCAGACCGCAGGATTCCTTGGGAAACTCGGCGCGTGCATGAGCCTTTGCGGCGTCGAATGCTTTGCGATGGGGATAGTCGAAAGTAAGCATTTAATTACGTGCCACTCCAGGAAAACCGCCGAATGGCAGTGGGTTATTGGCGCCAAATCGTGCCTTGCAGCAGCTCAGCCGACGAGAGGGCTGGTCATCCGCTGGCGAGGTCACCGGCTGGTCGTTAATGTCGTAGTACCGGTTGCCCACATACGGGCACTGCGCATTGGAATAGTCCCAGTTGCGGGTGCCTTCGTTCCAGATGCGATAGCGCCAGAGGCAGGTGTCGCGAACGATGACGCGGGCCGGCAGCATCCGACCTTCCTGATCGATGGCAGCAGACAGCTCCCAGCTCACAGCTGTGTCGGTTTCCGCGGTCTTGCGCTCGACCTGGAAAATGTCGGGGCCGTAGAAGGCTTCCGGGTCGGCTTCGGTCTGGCCGTCCAGAAACTTGGCGAAGGTGCGCACGCGATAGAGCTTGCAGCCCAGCATGTCGCCGTAGGTGTTGACCAGCATCTGCACGATGCCGGAGGAGTTGCCGAAGGTGACGGTTGGGGTCGGCAGCGCGCCTACACCGGAGGTTTCGAGGCCGTTGAACTCGACGTCCACAGCTTCATAGGTCTGCCCGCCAAACTTGACGGAGCCATGCGTTTCGGTCCCCTGGCAGAAGCGCAGGAGAGGGCCGCCGAGCTTGGTCGTGTCGAGTGTGAAAAGAGAGACAATAGCCGAAGGGTTAAGGCTTTGTCCTTCAGTCTGAATAGCGGTCATATGCGGAGATCATTCCTAAATCTCCGCATACTATAAGTAAGAACTTACTTAATCGCAATAGGCTAAGTTTCCAGCGTAAAGCTCTGCACCAGCTTTGCCTGGATGCGCCAGATGCCTTCGTCTGTATCGCGGGAGAACTCCTTGCAGGTCCACTTGAGATGCTCGCCCTTGCCGAACGGCCGATAGTAGAACGGCAGGTAGCCCCTGTGACGGACGAAGAAGCCGTAAATGTCCTCCATCTCTTCGTAGAGCAGGCCGTCCCATTTCAGGGAGAGCGTCTCGCGCATGTGGTTGAGGCCCGCCGGCGTGGGCTGGGTGTAGCCGTCGCCGAACGGGGCTTCGAGGAGCTTGATCTCCGGGGAGAACGCGGTCCCCGGAGATGGTCCAATTATCGGGCGAAAAGTCTGTAGCATTATCGGGTCCTAGAGTTTGCGATGTTGCCGGGGCGCATCGCCGTCATCATTTCCTGCACGACCAGACCGCGAAGTTCGCCCTGGAGCTGGCGCGAAATCTTCTTGGCGAGATCGTCATTCTGCTCAGGCGTTCCGCCATTTGCGTGGACGGTGACCGGAGCGTTGATCTGGACATTGGACGCAATCGACGTGCCGCCCAGGTGCTGCATCTGCTCGGGAGTGAAGACGCCCTCGCCCTTCTTGGCGATGATCGGCACTTCACCTGGAGCCAGCTTGCCTGCGGGGCCGATGATGCCGCCGGTGTGGTACTTCTTGGCGCCCGCGAAGACGGACGGGTTGACGACCTTACCGGCAAGCCGGGACTGGCCGACGATACCGCCGGTGTGGGCCATGCCGAACAGCTTGCCCATTCCGCCGCCTGCCTTGGCTCCGCCGCCCATAGCAGCCTTACCCATGCCACCCTTGGCGCCAGCTCCGCCGCCCTTGCCGCCCATACCGCTCATCATGTATTTGATGACCGAGTTGAGCATGTCCTTCATGATGCCCTGAAGAACCGATCTGAGGTCGCCGGTGCCCATGATCAGGTTGGTCAGCCCGTCAGCCAGGGAGTTCATCCACTGGGTCGACTGCCTGGCGAGGTTGCCCTGAAGGTCACCCCACTCCTGCATCTGCCTGGCCATCGGGTTCATCTGCTGCGCATACTGCGCGCGGATAGCGGCCTTCTCGGCCTCGTACTGACGAACCAGCTCGACGCCTTGAGCTTCCGACTGATCGACAGCCGCAATCATCGCGTCCAGCTCGGCCAAGCGCTGCTGCATGGCAAACTGACGAGCCTGGCTCTCGCTCATCAGCGACTGCTGGATGGACTGAGTGCGCTTCTGCGAGGCCATCTGAGCCTGCAGGTTCTCGGTCATGTGGAAGTTCGACAGGAGCTGCTTACGGTGCTCCAGAGCGTTGGCATATTCGGTGCTGTCAGCGCCGTAGCCGACCCGAACCGCCTCTACGTGCGCATCGATCTCGGCGATGAAGTCGCGCAGCTTGCCGGTCGAGCTTTCCACACCGGTGCGGAGCTGCTCATGCAGATCAGCGGCCTTGCCGGTGAGTTCGACTTCCTGCTTGGCGAGGTCTTCGAGGCTCTTCGTGGCGTCCGCGCGTGCGTCTTCAGCGTCCTTGATCCGCTGGACAGCATCTTCGTACTCCTTAGCCAGGCGCAGGACCTCACGGTAGTGCTCGGCACCGAGATCGGTCTCGCCATACTTGCCGTCCTGGATCTGGCGCTGCACCTGCTCGACGGTCATGCCGTCGTGCGCAACACCCTTGTTGGCGTTGTCGATCGCCTTCTGGAGCTGGCTGACGGCGGCGGCCAGAGCGTTCGCCTGGGTGCGCTCATCCACGAGGTTCGCGCCGGCGCGTGCGTCAGCAATACCGGCCTTAGCCTCGTCATAGGTGCGTGCTTCGAGGGTCTGGTTCAGCGAAGCGACCGGTGCGACGAAGCTGTCACCGATAGCGCTGACAGAGCCCTGGTCGAGCGTGACAGACACCGGAGTGCTACCCGTGCCGCCGACCAGCCCCATTGCTTCCAGAGCGGCCGCTGCGCGCTTCGGACCCGAAGTGATCATCGACTCGTTAGACGGACGCTCGAAGGCACGCATGAAGGTGTTCGAGGCCTGCTCGGGAGTGCCGGCCAGACGCAAACGATTGCCGGCAGCGGCCTCGTTGGTCATCAGCTCGTGCTGGATATACTCAAGCTGGGTCTGGTAATCTTCCCAGGACGTACCCTTGCGCGCCGCGAAGTTCTTCAGGCCGATAGCTCGGGTCGAGTTCCACTGGGCGATGCCAATGCTGTCCGAGCCGTCACGACCATCACGCGGATTGCGGGCGCTGGGGTTCATGCTGCTTTCGCCGGACAGATTGCCGACGATGCCGGCAGCCTGCTCGCGGGTCCAACCCTGGCTCATAAAGTAGTTCATGGCCTGAGCCATGCGATCACGCTTGCTGGCATTGCTGCGGGTCGGCGCCAGGTTGCTGTAGCCGCCGAAGCTATCGATACCGCCGCCCAGACCGCCATTGGCGAGCGTCATCATGCTGTCGAAGCTGATGCCGTTTAGGGCGCCAGAGAGCAGCATAACCTCTTCCTTGAGAAGACGGACATTGCTTGCCGTGGTGTTGATCGTCTGCTGAGTGGTGTCACCGAAAGCCTGCTGCTGCGCGGCAGCTGCAACAGCCTCTGCTTCAGCTTCGAGACGGTCGAGCTGAAGAATGGCGTTCCGGGTCTGCTCATCGAGCTGAGGACCAAGACCGGCGAACTCGCCGCGCTCCAGACGCCAGTCCAGTTCCGCGATCTCGTCAGTCGGCAGACCCTTGGCTTCCTGCTCTGCGCGCCACAGATTGAGCGCGTTTTCGTCGAGCAAGGCCCTGAGACGGTCGTTGAACGACTTGCGGCCTTCCATGACCTCGTCGAGCTTCTTCTGCTCGGCCCAGGTCTTTGCGATCTGGTCACGCAGCTTGCGGAACTCGGTTGCGCCATCCTTGACGGTGCCAAAGTCCTGATCCTTGATCGCCTTGTTGAGAGCCATGATGACGCGCACGGTGTCGTCACCGCCGGCGCCCATTGCGTTCATGCTGTCCTGGAGCTTGACGAGCGCGTTCGAGGCATCCTCGAAAGCCTTGTCACTGACATTCGGGGAGTCGATCAGCTTGATCGAGGCCGGACCATTCTCAATCAGGCGTGCGCGGCGTTCGGTGAAGTCTGCGATCTGGGTATTGAGGTTGTCGTAGATCGAGGAGTAGATGCCCTTCTCATCCTCGCCGGCAGCCTCCATCAGCTTCGCGACTTCATCGAAGTGAGCGGTGTAAACGTCGATCTGTCGGCCCAGGAACTCCAGCTGGTTGTTGTGCATGTCCTGGGCGTACTTCTCGCGCAGGCGCACCACTTCCTTCTCGTTGCCTTCAGCGGCAGCGAGGGCCAGGGTGTATTCGCTGGAGATCCGCTTACGGGCTTCGTCGTTCTTGGAGCGGTCGAGACGCAGCTCCTCGTTGATCTGATTCTCGTGTGCCGACATACGCTCGCGCATGACTGCATTGGCGTGGCGCTTCTCGGCAGCCTCACGACGAGCCAGCATTTCCTGGTGCGTCTTTTCGAGATCGGCCAGAGCGTCTTCGCCCTCGGCAATACGCTTGGCGAGACTGTCGCCCGAGGTCATCTCGTTGATGCCGTCGAACAGGTCGAACCAGAACTTCTGAGGACCCGGAGCGGTATCGTTGGCCGCGAGCATGTCGCGTGCGTTCTGAAGCGCGTTCTTCTGCGCCGTGATCTGGGCTTCAATCGTGGTGATGTGCTTGGAATATTCTTCCGAGATCGCCGAGAACTCTTCGGCGTTGGCGCTGTCGAAATTGTCCAGTGCAGCGGCAGCCTCGTCGGCCTTGTTGGTGAACCAGCCGAAGTGATCTGCGAGCAGCACGATGCCGGCGCCCAGCAGGCCAGCCCAGCCCAGGACACCAGATGCGATACCTGCAAACCGGCCCAGAGCGCCGGCAAGGCCACCCAGGGCCGAACCCATGCGACCCAGAGCGCTGCCGTTGAGCAAGGGACCCAGCGTCTTGAGACGGGTCGCCTGCGTTGCGAGAGCGACGTTCTCGGCATTGAGTGCAGCGGTGTTGCGCTGTGCGGCAGCAGTAGCGGCAGCCTTCGCCTGGCTCGACGCGCGCAGATTTGCCGACATGGCGACGGCGCCAACGGAGATGTTTGCCAGACCGCGCGCGACATTGCCCAGGCCATTGATGATCGCGGTGCCGCCAAGAGTGCCTGCCAGCAGGAGGCCGGCGATCTTGATGGGCTCCTGCATGTCGACCAGGACTTCCATCACATCGCGCACGATGCCGACGATCGAGCCGACGCCTTCACCCAGCGAGCGCGCCCATTCGGAAGCGGCCGGGGTCGCCAGGAAGTCGTTCAGGTTCTGGAGCTCATCCTTGATCTTCTCAAAGAAGCCCTCGCCGGCCGTGCGGGACAGCTTGATCAGGTTGGTCGACAGCTGGGCCATCTTACCGTCCCAGGTGTCCATCATCTTGAGAGCGGTGCCGCCGAAGGTCAGCTCAAGTTCTTCGTAGAACTGGTCGAGCGCGTGAGAAGCCTCAACACGACCGGTAGCGATGGCGTCCACAAGGTCGGCCATGCTGACGCCCATCGAGCGAGCCATCAGTTCCATTGCGCGGGGCATGGATTCAGAGAGCTGCTGACGCATTTCTTCCATCTGGATCACGCCCTTACCGCGCATCTGGGAGATGCCGAGCACGATGCGATTGAAGGACTCGTCGTTACCGCCGGCCGCCGCAATAGCGTCGGCAAGCGACTGCATCGAACCGGTGAGCGGATCGGTGCCGGTCGCCTTGAGCTTGACGAAGCCGTTGGTCAGAGCCTGGAGGCTGAAAGGCGCCTTGGACGCCATGTCGATGAGAGTGTCGATGCTTTCGGTCGCATCCGCCATTGGATCCTTGGCGGTCGACATATTCGCCATCAGCATCTGCAGGCGTTCCATCTCGGCGTTAACCGAGACGACCTTGCCCAGGACGTTTCCGATGGTGCGGTTGAAAGCGTTGAAACCGATAGAGACAGCGCCAACTACGATAGCGACGTCGCGGAGAGTGCCAAGGAATGAACCTGTGCCCTGCTCCGCGCGCGCCATGGACTTGTAGATGGTTTCGCCATTGGCGGCCATCTTCTCCAGCTGCGGATGGGTCCGCATGAGCTGCTTGTTGAACTGCTCGACGGTTTGACCGGCACGCAACATGCCGGTCGTAAACGAACCGTCTGCAAGCTGGAGTTCTACGCGAATGGCCGACATTACTACTTCCTAAATAAGCTCTTACTTACTGACCGGAAGCAAACTTGGCCCGCAGGCTCATAAACTTGTCCCGATCGTATTCGGGATCCTTTTCCTGTTCCTGGACTGGCTTGGTTTCATCAACCTTGTACGCGGTGTTTATCGTCACCGGGGTCGAGCTAACGTCGCCATCGAAAAAGAAAATCTCACCCATTTGTTTACCCAGGGCATCGACCTTCTTCTCGAAGCCTTCTTGCGAAGAGACGGATGCGAGAAGAGAGATTTGCCGTAGGTCGTCTTCGGAGCGGAGGCGCTCGATCTGGCCGTAAAGAAACCAGAAGCGCCTCAGCTCAAGGTCCAGGAGCTCGTTGAATGAGAAGTGATATTCTCGGAGCACCTTGGCGAACAAAAAGCCGAAGTCGATAGACTTTAGGTCGCCGGCTGGGAGTTTCCCGGCTCTGCTGCCTTCTCGACGGACTCGGCAGAGCCCACGATTTCGGCGCCGCCGGTGCGCACAAGCAGAGCGATCTGCTGCAGGTGATCCATCGGCCAATCCATGACGGTGTCACGGTCAAGGGTCGGGAAGCCGCGAACGATGATGTTGGTCATCACTTCGACTTCTTCGAGCACGTTGCCGCTCAGAGAGAGGCGTTCGAGTTCCTTGAAGGTTTCCACGAAGTCGCGGACGCGGGCTTGGTGCATCTCATGCTTGACCCCATCGACTTCGATGATGATCAGCGGGGCGCGTTCGAGCGCGTCGAGATTGATGTAGAGAGGCTTGTGGGTAGCAGTCACGGTATCGTCCGATGCTAGGGTTGATATGGAATGACCGGCACAGAATTGCGCCGGTCACTGGTTCGTAACTAAGAGCTTACTTAGCCCTTAGTGCGCGCCGACCGGGACGTCGCCAAAGGCGAAGAGCATACCGTCTTCACGGATGAAGCCCTTGAAGGCGGCCTGGAACACACGTTCAGCGT